AAGAATCAATTGCTAAACTAAAAGAATCAATTGCTAAACTAAAAGAATCAAATCAATTAACTCGTAATGCAATAGATGAAAGCAAAAAGCAATAGATAATATGAAAGACCTCAAAACACTCTCTTACCGAGAACTGCAACAACTAGAACAGCAAATTAAAAAACTTAAAGAAGAACGTAAAGATTTACGAGTTTATAAAGTCACTTTTTATGTTGGCTTTTTGGCAAACAAGCACGAAAACCAATCCTTAAATCATCCAGATGACTTTGGTGATTATTTCGTTAATGGCCCTAGTAATCATATAGTAGATGATTTTTGGTTAACGGGACCTGAAGAAGTTTCTGGATGTGATGTTGTTGAACTAGAACCAGAAGATTTTCCTGAGATGTTTAGAAATCAATGAAAAAACTAACAGAAGACGATTGGAAATCACACTTTAAGTTCGCAAGTCAAGTTATAGAAACATTTACCGAAGAACAATTAAAGGAAGTCAAAAGACGACGAATCTATACATTGTATAGGAGTAGTTTATCCAAAGGCAGAGAACATCCTGGAAGTGATTTATGTCAGTTAAATTTTAAAACTGAACCGTATTGTGGCTTTACAACAATTTGTTTAGATGAAAACCGAGCATACTGTAAAGTATGCGACGAAACATTTTATAGAGAAAGTGTAGAGACCAAGTGGAGAATGACTAAAAGGGGCTTTGAAAAACTCATTAAGTATTACTGGAAAACTCAGGAAGATTGTAATGATTGGTCCTGGGCTATTGCAGTTCTTATGGAGTCAACAAAGTGGCAGGATAAAATTGTAGAACTTGCTCTAAAATTTGTTGACGGTGACGTTCAATTGATGATGAATAAATCTACAAATAGTAATGCTGAATACACTTTTAAATCAACAAAAGATGATACTGTAGAATTCTGGTTAGTATGCTGACCAATCGCCTAACAAAACAACACATTGAAGAAGTTCTAAAAGAACTCAATACCAAAGAAAAAGCCAGAGATTTTCTTCGTGATGCTGGTCTTATTGATGAAAATGGAAATCTTACTAAACCTTATCGGAGGGAAGAATGAAACTTTATAGAGTAGTATTTGAAACAGAGGTTATGATTCTTGCTGAGAATGATGTAGAAGCAATTAGTAATGCTGGAGTATTTGTAAGAGATGAGATGCCACAATTTCAATTCTCTGAACCAGTTGAAACAATGTATGAGCTTAATAAATCTCCTGATTGGAAAGGATGCCCTCCTTATAGTGCCAAGCCAGAGTATAATCCCGATGAGAAACGTTGTGAGGAGTTTTTAGTATGATTAACGAGCAACACCCCCTGAGGGGTGTTGTTTTTTCGTTTTGAGTTATTTGAAAAGCCACCCAAAAATGTTTGAGCAGTAAAAATTATACTTCCAAGTGATCTTATTAATGAAACGTCTAAGATAACCATTTGCTTTAGTTTGTTTTTTAGAGCAAAACTTTTCGGTTGTTCTTCCTTTCCAATTTAAACCAATTCCCGGCTCACTTTCAAGATGAATAACAACAATTTCAGGAAGAAGTTCTCTTTTTTCTCTGGGCCACTTCTTACAATGAATAACGTCTGTTCTATCGGCAAAACCGTGCTTAATTGGATAGGAATTTACATTAGAACCGTTAGGATTCCAGAGTTGAAAGTAACCAATCGGTTCATAACCAGCGTGATAAGACTTGTATTCGCAGACTCTAACGCCAACAGGAAAACGAGTTAGATGCACAAAGATCCAGGCATCTTGAATAGGACTGGGGAAATTCTTAAACTCTTTCCATTCATCATAACCCGGACACATCAATCTATCTGCACCATAAATCTTAGTAGGATCTAAAGGAAGATTCTCTAAAATGGACCGAGTTTGAGGAGGTAAATAAATGTCGGCATCTAAATGCACAACCCAACCATCTAGTTTTAGATTCTTAAGTCCCTCGTTAATTCCTTTTCCTTTATTGAATTTATCGCCATTTTCATAAAATGCATTAGTTTGAATACACTTAACGTTGTAGTATTCACAAAGCTTCTTTGTTTCTAGGTCTTCAAAATCGGTAACAACAACCAATTGGTCAAATTGATTTTTAGTGCTCGGCAAAGTATGAGCCAAAAAGTCGGAATAATTAACACAAACAATCACTGCTTCTAGTTTCATCTTATTGATGCGTCTTACAAAATTATTTATGAAAAAATGGTTAATCTTAAAGAGCTAATAGAGAATAATTGGAACGGAAGGGAGTTCAATAAGATTGCCTCAAATGGTAATCTTAGGAATGAAATTGAACGAAAAACTGTATTTCTTGATTCTTATTATCCTGAATTAAAACTAAAGCAAAGAGCCTTTGTCATTCTTAATGACTTGACCGAAGATCAACTGCCTTATTGTAAATGTGGTTGTGGTAAACGGGCAAGCATACGAAGAGAGCCCGATAAAGGTTTCAGCGATTATTATAACGAGGAATGTCACAGAAGAGCATCCAAAATTTTTGATGATGCACTTGAAAAGCTTTCAGACAGAGAATGGCTATTTGAACAGCGAATTATTTTAAAGAAAGCCATTGAAACAATAGGAGATGAGATTGGAGTGTCTCACATTACTGTTGATAAGTGGTTAAAGAAACACGAAATTAAGAATCTTAAAATTTCAAGAATACGAAATTCTGAAGGCTATAAAGTTATTGATGATAAAGATAAACTTATAGAACTTTATGAATCTGGTTTAACTTGTGAACAAATTGCCAAACCACTTAATGTCACCAAAGGTTTAATTTCTAGAACTTTAAGAAACTATGGTGTTTCTTTAAGACCTTCTAACTCTTATGAAAGAAAGATTAAAAAAGTAAGTTCGGCTGAAAGGGAATTAGTCTCATTTATTTCATCCATTTATACTGGAAAAATTTTAACGTCTAATCGTTCAGTTCTTAATGGTAGAGAACTTGATGTTTATTTACCTGAAGAGAATTTAGCTATTGAATACAATGGTCTTTATAGTCATTCTTATAAACCTTGGGAAGAAAAAGATTGTCTTATTAAAGGGCCGAACTATCATTTATCAAAAACAATTGATTGCGAAAAACAAGCAATACAATTGATTCAAATCTTTAGTGATGAATGGGACTATAAAAAAGAGATAGTTAAATCAATTATAAGAAGCAAACTTAATTTAAATCAAAAAATTTATGCTCGTAAATGTAAAATTATTTCAGTAGACGATGAAATTAAGAATGAATTTTTAGAAGAAAATAGCATTCAAGGAATAGATAACACTCTTATTAAAATAGGACTAGAATATGATAGTAAATTGGTAGCGATAATGACTTTTAATAAAACAAAAGAAGAAAACTTTTACGAATGGGAATTAATAAGATTTTGTAGTTTAAAAGAAATAAATGTCATCGGTGGATTTAGTAAATTATTAACACACTTTAAAAATAATTATTCTACTTCTATTTTTGTTAGCGTTGATAGGCGCTATTCAAAAGGAGATGTATTTTTTAAATGTGGATTTAAGTTGTTAGAAGTTGAAGAACCAAATTATACCTATGTTGATAAGAATTATCTTACTAGATTTAATGAAGATTATACATTAAAATGTAATAAAATTTACGACTGTGGTAATTTAATTTTTGGTTTATAATAAAAAAGAGGGTCTTATTGACCCTCTTAGATTAATGTGTGTTTCTGATCACATTAAATTTTTTACGGCGACGCGACGGTAGTAACGGTTAGCATTGATCTGAAGACGGCCAAGACCTTTATCCAGACCTTCAGCAAATGGGTTTGCTACCATACCGTAACGGCACTTGAAGCCAATTCTAGGCGTAAAAGCGTCTTGATGGACGGCACGAACCATTTGTAGAGGAATATAAGGGCAATAAAATAAGCCTGCGTCATATGCGCTAGTACCCTTATAACCAACCACATAATACTGAGTGTCGCTAACGTTGGCAGAATAAGGATCAATGTATACACGGAACTTACCCATTAGAACACCAGCAAAGGTATTGCCAGTATCATCAACGTTAAGATTAGCATTAAGAGCAGGAGTATAATCAAGTACGCCAGCCATAGTAAGAGCGGAAGCCACGTCGGCAGAGCACATAATCACGTTGCCCTTTCCGCGACGAGTACGCTGAGCGATAGCATTAGCATCACGCTCAATCTGGAACAGTAGACCTTTGAACTTCTCAACAGACCAACGGCCATTTGAGTCAACATCAAGGTCAAATACACCAGGGGTAGCAACGTTTACGGCAGCACCTTGCTCAGCAACCTTATAAATGGTACGGATTACTTCACGGTTGATTTCGGCTAGAATCTCAGAAGAGAGAATGTTAGCCAGTTCAGCTTCGGCACTTAGACCGTGAATAGCCTTAAGGTCTTGAGCTAGTTCAAGAGTGTATTCAGCCTTTAGAGCACGGCTCTTGGCTTCTACTAGAACTTTCTCAATAGAGAAGCTCATCTCGTTGAATTGGTCACCGGTAGCATAGCCTAGGGCTTCTGCATCACCAGTTCTCATACCTTGACCGGTCTGATATGCGAGTGAAGAAGCAGTACCAACAGGGTTAAGTAGACCAGGGTTAGAACCACTGTTACGGTTGTTGGTAGTACCCATACCAACGTTACCATCGGTGAAACCGGCAGTAACATTGAAGCCGCTATCTTGGCCAGAGAAGGTGGTGTCTACTTCATCAAAGAAGGTTTCAGCACCGGTCTGGTTGGTGTAGCGTGAGCGCATTGCAAAGATTAGTCCGGTAGGACCATTCATAGGCTGTACGCCAGCGAGGTCATAGGCAACCAGATTAGGCATTGACCGACGAATCAGTGAGATTAGTACGGGGTCAAAACCGGCAACTGGGCCGCCTGGAGTTGCGCTGCCGCTGAAACCACCACTAAGACCGGCACCATTGCCGACAGTGGGGGCTTCAAATAGCATACCACGGGAAAAGTCTTGCTCTTCGCGGAGGTATTGTTCTTGGTTTTCTAGCAGTTGAGCGGTTACTGCTCTACGGTGAGAGTCCTTGATAGGATCAAGGCAGATCGGA